TGTAGAGACAGGTCGTCCTACACGATCAGCTATCTCTCCATCCGATAAAGGAGGACGGACTGTGCCTGTCGCATCTGTCCACTCAACAGCGAAAGTAAGTGCTCGTTGCTTGGCGGTCTTTGGGCTTATAACTTTTACTGTCTCGTCCAGTGCAGAAGAAGCGAACGCTATATTATATACAGGCTCATGGGCATCAGACCACTCACGAACTTTACCGTAACGGAGCTGCATCATCACATCTATGCGGCGACCTTCAGCTTCTGCTGCTGCTAACATATCTGGAAACGGTGATGAAGGAATGTTACCTTCGTACATGCCTGCCTTTACGTCTGCTGTCTCTTGATCCCAGAACACCTGTGTTATCTTTATCTGGGTTTCGAGTACAGTTAATTGGTTAGAGCTTCCTGCTTCTCTGCCCGACGCTGTACCCTCAGAAGGTTTGTTGCTGTGATGCAGCAACCAAACAACCAACCCTGCATTACGTAACTTTAAACACAGTTGGTTGATGTACCCCCACTGCTCTGCCGAGTTTTCTTGTAGGCCTGGGAACGCCGAGCGAATAGTATCGATCACCACATGCGTAGGCTTCGTAGCTTTAATCCACTGCTCAAAGTTTTTTATACCTGTTTCGTTCATCAGGTTCATATCCCGTTGATCGTGGAACGGTGCCCAAATCATAAAGTCATCGGCTGCATTGCCGTACGAACGCTGTGACCTATCGAGGAACTTAGCGATGTTTGCCCTGCTGTTCTCAAAATCAAAATACAAAACTTTCGATCTCTCATTAAGATCGAAAGGCCCGAAACGATACTGACCAGTACACGCTGCGTACAAAAGATTACGTACGAACATAGACTTACCATGCCCAGAATACCCAAACACTTGGATGATTGTTCCTGTCGTCGGCACAATAGGGTCAATAAAAAACTTTATGTTATCAACGTACTTCTGTAACTCATCTAAGCTTTTAGTAGTGATTGGTTCGAATACGTTTGTCTCCACCTTTTTAGGCTCGACTATATTACCCTTCCGTATTTCTGCCTGTTCTGCACGCTGACACATCTGACGGACTTTTTTATTTTCAATATGGTTTTGAAAGAACTTGTCCATGAAATTGTAAGCACCAAATTCTAAGTCGTCGCCTCTCTCACCTTGCCCTGCCAAAGAACATATATACTTATAAAGTCTATCATCCCTCGCATTACTGCCGCCGTCTGGAAGCTTACCGACCTTCGCAACTAATTCTTCAGTTCGTTGCCAGATAGGTTTATCGACGTACACATCATCTAAGCTCATGCCTTCAAGTCTAAATTGGCTGATGTCTATTACGTTGTTAGGAGTTGAAGATTTAAAACTAGGCGGCTTATAGACAGGCATGTCATCGAAATCGTTGCCCTCTGCCACAGCCCATTCGTAGTTCTTACTTGGTGGTGCGAGGCAATAGCCCTTCGATCCGCGCAAGTCTAAGCCATCGATCTGAGGCCATTCACTACCATCAGTATTACCGCCTGCTCTATTTTTAATCCAACCCGAACCACTTGGGTATTCGAAATAAAAGTGGCGACCACGTTTTGTCTTTACTTGGATAGGCGTTTTAGTCAGACCTAACTCTTCTGCTGATTTAAGTGCAGTATGATTATCGCAATCAACAATAACAAGACCACTCAGTTCGCACGAAGCGATAGCCACATTTGCATCGGGTGATCTTTTCCACCAAGAAATTACTTCATCTTCAGTCGGTAGTCTCTTCTCATCAACGTATATCCCCCACTTCTCTGTAGGTTGCTTAGTGTCCTGTGCGATTGGGATCGGCAGCCAACCGCGATCCAGATACTCTAGTGCTGCGTCTAAGGTGTTCATTCATTTCCTCCGTGAAGTATTGATCGAGGTCAAGCGTAGGCCAAGCCTCTTTGATTTTTGAAAGGTAAGTGGAGGAAACAAAGTCTCTTCGTACCCACCCATATGGGGTAGTACGGCAGATGCCCAATGACTTCGCAACTTGCGGTGCGCCGCCAAGATCATCGATTAGTTTTTGTATATCGAAGTGCATTTTTTTTGTTTTCCTCTTGCAATATAAATGGACGTATCATATACACTACTAATACACAACCTTTGATCTGTAGAAAGATCGATAAAATTCAAGGGTCAACTTCATGGACGACGATATTATATTCGGTGACACACTTCTATCCGTACCAGCTCACCCTAAAAAAGATCGCCTTAAAGAACACGCTGCACAGTACGTAGACACTTTAGCAAAGCTTGATCTTGCCAAGGGTAACTTAGACTACCTTAAAGAAATACTGCTAAGTGATCTACCCGAAGAGGTAGGGGAATACCCTATCGAAATGGACGACGGACGCACTCTCGTTATTAAGATACCTGAGAAGTGGACGTGGGATAAGAAGCTCTTGAAACAAACCTACGAAGCTTCTGGCTTACCAGAATGTGTATCACAAAGTTTTCTCGTTGATCGGAAAAAGTACGAAGCCGCACCCGACAACGTGAGAGAGGTGCTTACTAAAGCACTGACTATTCAATGCGGCTCACCAACAATTAAGGTTCAAACATGAAAATAACACCGTTTAAAACAACGGACGCTAGTGTAAGCACTAAGTCCAAGACATTGGTGTATGGGCCACACGGATCGGGTAAGACAACCCAGTGTGCGAACTACGCCAAACGATTTGGGAAGGGTATCATTCTATCAGGAGAAGGTGGGCTTTCGTCTATCTCTGATATGGAAATTGATTACTTTCCCTTTAGTACGTTTAAAGCAGAGCCTAAAAAAGAAGGTACATATTCTTTTAAACAGTTGATGCAACACATGGCATCGGACGAGTTTAAAAAAGAAAAGTACCAGTGGGTTGCGATAGACAGCGTGACAGAGCTTTCGCAAAGATGCTTTGCAGAAGTGGAACAGGCGCAAAAAGATAAAGCAAATAGCTATGATCTGTGGACTATCTACGGACGAGAGATAACTGCTGCGCTCAAGTGGATAAGAGATTTGGATATGCACGTCGTAATGATGTCCCTTGCCACTGCCAAAGAAGACAAAAGTAATGGCACGACGATGTACTGGCCTATGATGAACCAAGCCAAAATATCAGAGCTGTTGCCTGCGTTATTCGATAATGTGTTTGCTCTTATACGAAAGACAAACGAGCAGAACGGCAAGATGACCGTTCAGAGGTATTTGGTGACTGACCAAGTAGGCGGTTGGTACGGCAAAGTTCGTGATCCTAATCGTCGCCTAGCTCCGTTCGAGAGCGAGCACGATGTTACCAAGTTATTGGATATAATTTACATGAAAGATGACGAGTTCAAAAAGAGGAGTACAGTAAATGAGTGATTTCATGGGACTAGAGGGCATGGATTTATCCGATGTCGAGGTAAGCGCCAACAGAATATTAAGTGTTGGTAGGCACGTCGTTAGTATAAACGATGCTGTTGTTGAGAAAGATGATGGTAAAGATACTGCGCGTCTTGTTCTCTCTTACGAAAATTCAGATGGCAACATTCGTCAATGGATTTATTTATATCATGGCGGCTCACCCAAAGCCACCGAGGTTGGTAAGAAGCAGCTTAAAGAGTTGCTCTTGATGGTAGGGCACGATGGTAAAGAAGCACCTAACGCCGATTTCTTTAAGGGTAAGTCTGTAGGCATCAACGTTAAGAATGAAGAATATATGGGCAAGACCCAATCGAAGGTGTCTTACTTCTTTACGGCTAAAGAAAAGGAAGCCTCTAGCGGAACTCTTAAAGACGATGAAATTCCTTTTTAAATGCACCCAGTACACCCACTAGCTCAGAATGTTCTTGATGCGATAGATCACGGCTACGATCAGGAAGATCGAGGAGAGGCACGATGTTATATCGGTGCCAGTATGGCAGGGACAGATTGCGTAGCGCAAATGTCTCTGTCTCTTCGCGGCTTCCCTGATGTATCGATTGATCCCCAGTTAAAAAGAATATTTTTTGCTGGGCACAAGATCGAGGATTGGGTTGTATATGACCTAAAGAGAAGAGCTGATCTTAGGGTGTTTGAGAAAGACGACTTAACAGGTCGTCAGCATAGGAAAGAATGGCTGAACGGTCATGTGGTTTGTAACTCAGATGGACTTGTAGACTTCGAAGATGGTTCGGGTCAGGCAATCCTAGAGATAAAAAGCATGAACGATGCGAACTTCAAGAAGTTCTCAACAGTCGGAGTTAAGGCATCCCATCGAAAATATTATCGTCAAATGCAGATGATGATGGCGATGTTTAGGATCGAGCGTAGTTTGTTTGTTGCGTACAATAAAAATAATTCTCAATATCATTGTGAAATAGTTCCCTTCGATCAAGAAGAATGGGA